GCTGCAGAGCAGGAGCGTGTGGAGCTACCACGTCGAATCACCAGGATCATGAAGGGTCTTGAGTGACTGCCAACTCGTCCCCGATGTGGGCTATCCAGGTCGCCGTCCGCAACGCCCTCCTTGACGACACCGACATCACCGACGTCGTCACCGGCGTGTACGACCACGTCCCCGAAAACGCCGGGTTCCCCTACATCACCGTCGGCGAAGCCACGGAAACGTCCGACAACACCCACAACACGTTCGGACACCAAACCACTGTGACCCTGCACATCTGGACCCGCCAACGCGGCCACAAGCAGGGCCTAGAACTGCTGCAGTCAGTGAAAGCAGCACTCGACCGTCAACCGCTCACGGTGGACGGCCGGCACACCGTGCTTATCCGGCACGAGTTCACCCAGACCTTGCGGGACCCTGATCCCGAGGTCAGACACATCCCGGCACGGTTCCGGGTGATTACCCAGGAGGTATGACATGGCAGGCTTCGGTGCGTTCGGCACACTGTTCCAGCGCGGAGACGGCGCCGATCCGGAGGTGTTCACCACCGTCGGTGAGGCAACGAACATCTCCGGTCCGGGCTACGACCGTGACGTCATCGACGTCACCTCGCACGACTCCACAGATGGCATCCGCGAGTTCGTCGGCGGGCTGGTTGACGGTGGCGAGGTCACGTTCACTGTGAACTGGGACCCGTCCATCCACGCCTCCCTGGTCGACGACTTCCAGGACGCGCAGCCACGCAACTACAAGATCGTGCTGCCCGACCCGCCCGCCGGCGAATGGGCGTTCCCGGCGTTCATCACCGGGATGGGCCACGAGTACCCTCACGACGACAAGATGTCGGCTGACTTCACGTTCAAGATCGCCGGCGCTCCGACCTTCACGGCCTGACGATGACCCTACTTTCTCGTGACGACATCCTTGCTGCGAACGACCTTGCCACCGAGGACATCGACGTCCCCGAGTGGGGCGGCACTGTCCGCATCCAGGCGCTGACCGGCGCCCAACGTGACGCCTTCGAGGCGTCCGTGGTCAAGATGAACGGCCAGTCCCGCCAGTACAACCTCACCAACCTGCGAGCCAGGTTCGTGGCCCTGTCGGTGGTCGACGAAGCAGGCAAGCGCCTGTTCAACGACGCCGACGTGAAACAGCTCGGCGCGAAGTCCGCAGGTGCGCTACAGCGGGTGTTCAACGCCGCACAGAAGCTGTCCGGCATGTCCGACGAGGACGTCGAGGAGCTCGCCGAGGGTTTCGGGTCCGACCAGAGCGACGGTTCTACTTCCGCCTAGCAGCCCACCTCGGACTTCCGGTCGGTGAGATGCTGTCACGCATGTCATCGAACGAGCTGTCCGAGTGGGTGGCGTACGAGCGGGTCACCGGCCCGTTAGGTCAGGAACGTGACGACATCCTCACGGCCCTGGTCGCTCTGGTCATCGCGAACTTCTCGGGGTCGAAGAAGCGGCACAAGCTGGACGAGTTCCTACCGAAGTGGGATCGGCGTCCGCAGTCCGCTGACGACCAGTTGGCGATGGTGAAAGCGTTGCACGTCATGTTCGGTGGACGTGCCGACGAACTTGGCTAGGAGGCTGCATGGCGACTATCGCGGACCTGCTGGTCAAGATCGGTATCGACGCGGACGACCTCGAATCTGGGGTGTCGTCCGCGGCGTCGTCCGTTGAGGAGAACCTGGGAAAGATCACTGCGGCGGGCGCTATCGCCGGGACGGCGTTCGAAGGGTTCGCCCGCACCCAGCAGGACTCCAATCAGACGCTGGCACGGACGGCCGCCGCAACAGACGAATCGCAAAAGTCGTTGCGTGACCTTGCCTACGAGATGTCGGACTCGACGTTTGCAGCGTCGGACGCTGCTGCCGGCATGGAACTTCTGACACAGAAAGGCATTGGCACCCGTCAAGAGTTCGAGAAGATTCTCCCGAAGGTTGACGACCTCGCTGACGCCACCGGCAAGGACTTCGCGGAGGCGTTGGAATCCGCCGACCGGCTGTTGCAGCCGCTCGGGAAGGACCTGAACGACCTCGGCGAAGAAACCGACCAGATGACCCGGATCATCAACCAGACCGACATTCCGCTGTCCACGTTGGAACGGAACCTCGGTCGTATCCCGGACGAGCTGCAGGACCTCGGGTTCGGTCTGGACGAAACCGCGGCGGGCATCGAGGTGTTCCGTGACCGTGGGTTCTCCGGTCAGGAGGCGGTGCGTGAGTTCCGGCGTGCCGTGGCCGACTCGGGCGGGGACATGGCCGGGTTCCTTGACAGCCTCGGGCTGACGACCGACCAGTGGGCCGAGTATGAGGCGGCGGTGCAGCCGGCAACCGGGTTGACGGCAGACACCGCGAACGCGATGAACGACGCGATGACGCCGATGCAGGCATTGCAGGCCAACGTCGAAAACCTCATGTTCAAGTACGGCGGGCTGGCTGACGCTGCCGGGATGCTGGCGCTCCCGCTGATGGCGCTCGGACCCATCATGGGCACCGTGTCGAAGGCCGTCATGCTTCTCGGGAAGACGTCCCTGAAAGCCGGCGCGATGAAAGCGAAGGCGTGGCTGCTCGCTCTCGGACCTATCGGCCTTGTCATCGCCGCTGTCACCGCCCTTGTCGTCGTGGTTGTGAAGAACTGGGACACCATCAAGGAAGTGATCGGGAAGGCGTGGGACTGGGTGAAGGACGTCACCAGCCGGTTCGTGGACTGGTTGACGTCAACGTGGGATGCCACAGTCGGCGCAGTCGTCGCCTACTACACCTGGCTGTGGGACATGACGGTCGCAGTGTTCGACGGCATCAAGGACGCCATCGCCGCAGCATGGAACTTCGTGAAGGACGTGACCGCGTCGGTTGTCGGATGGCTGTCGGACACATGGTCGTCTTCGGTCGCAACCGTCCTCGGGTTCTTCACCAACCTGAAGGATCGTGCTATTGCCATCTTCGGCGAATTGGTCGACTGGGTCCGTGGCCTGCCGGGACGGTTCGTCGACGCGCTGTCGAACCTCGGGTCGGTGCTGCTGGGTGTTGCCACGGCGGCGTTGACACAGTTCCGCACCGGCGTGTCGAACGGGGCCGATCTGGTCATCGCGTTCGTGAAGGGTTTGCCGTCACGTATCGTCAGGGGGCTTGGCAAGATCGGTGACCTGCTTCTGAACGCCGGTAAGAGCATCATCCGTGGCCTGGTGCGCGGCATCAAGTCAGTGGCGTCTGCCCCGGTCAACGCCGTCAAGGACGTGGTCGGCAAGGTCCGAAACTTCCTGCCGTTCAGCCCGGCGAAGGAAGGTCCGCTGTCGGGTCGGGGTTCGCCGGAGATCGCGGGCGCCAAGCTGGTGGAGATGATCGCGGACGGGATGCAGTCCGAGGTCGGTGACCTGGCGAGGACGGCCGAGCGTGCCGCAGCGGCGGCGCTGCCGGGACTGCTCGACCCACAGTTCAACGGTGGGGCCACGTTCGGGACGTTCGATGCACCGTCGGGGGCGGTGAACGGTCGTGGCGGTTCGCAAACCATCATCGTTGAGCTGGACGGTCGCGAGATCGGTAAGGCCGCGTTCCGGGCAGGGTCCGAAGAGGTCAAGGTTCGCACCGGCCTACGCCGATGAACCTGTCGGTCACCCTTTCCGGCGAACCAGTCACGCTGAAATCTGGGACGTTCCGGCTCGAGGACAGCATCGAAGAACGTGCTGTCGCCGAGCTGGTCCTGGTCGACGAAGGGCACACCGTCCACCCGCGTCGCGGACAGCGGATCAAGGTCACGTCGGGCGAAGGCTCGGGAACGGTCAACTCCGAAACCATCACCGTCGACGACGCCGCAGCCACCGTTGACGACACGAACGTGACGGTCGACGGTGAAGGCGAAACCGTTGACGGCGGCCAGACCGTCCTGTTCGACGGATATGTGGAACGGCCACAGGTTCGCTATGCGAACGACGCCACGGTGTTCCACGAGATCGAAGCGGTCGACCATCACTACCTGGTCGACAAGCGTGTCGCTGCGATCACCTACACCGGCCAGACCGTCGAGCAGATCGTCACCGACCTTCACTCCCGCTACCTGTCGGACGAAGGGATAGTTGTCGGCAACGTCGATGCCGGCCCTGTCGTCGATCTGATCGTGTT